CTGCCATCCCATGAAGTAGTAAGTGATCTCCTGAGTCGAATGCATCAAACGTCAATTGTTGTGCAAAAGTTTTCGGTAAGATTGGCTGAAGTTTCATGCCTCTCTGTGGTACGTGTTCGTTCGAGTCTAAGATACCGTTTTTTCTCAGCGAACGACGCTGTCTCTTCGAAAGTGCCATTTATAACCTACTCTTTTTTTGTTATACTTACGGGTTAAAAAGTTTCTATCGTATTGCCCCTCCCAGAAGCTTTTTTGATTGATTTTAACACATCACGAAAGCCAGCGTCAGGTCTTTGATTGACGCCAGTAACAATATTTGTCTTATTCGTTGTGATAACACGAGTGAGATGCGGGTGCCTGGAAGTGAAGTCATCCATTTCGGAGATCTTATGTAGATGGTCTTCGTACTCACCGGTCTCATTGTTTAAATATGTATATGTCGGCATGTTTTATTTATAATCTTCAACTTCCAACAGGGCTTCCAAATCATTAGATCTGAGTACATTTTTTAAATATTTTTCTTCTTTGTGTTCTCGGTACTCGTGGATAAATTCCTTCTTACTACCGTCTTCAAACTTGCGTTCTTCTTTACGGTAGTTACTTTCTCGTTTAGATTTACTCATATTTGAACCTTTCTGGGAATGCTTCCTCAATCAACTTAGTAGTAATGCCTTTATATGGCAGTTTCTTATCCTTGACACCAAGCATCAGCTTCGCATCCTCTGGATGAATACTCTCTAACATTTCAATGAATATACGTTCGCGTTTAATGCTGTGAATCTCAGCGCTACGACGATTCTTCGTAAAGATATACATCTTACGCATCTCTTGATACAGACCGCCAGTATTATCGATCATATCTTCTGGTGAATTAAAAGGGGGCGCGCCTTCAGGCAATTCAAAGACAACACGTACATCACATACTGCTTCTAAGATCTGCATAAAAGCATTGTTAGATTCATATTCTTTTAGTTTAGCGATCTTATTTTTTCGACCAGTTGTTTTCTCAATCTCTTTAAAAATATCGCTGATTAACTTTGCCATTTAAAACTCCGAAATACATTCAGTAAGGTTCTTTAATTTATATTTGATAAAATAATTGAACAGCTTTGCCCGAGTCTTACTACTTTGCTCTGACATTTGCTGTAATGTTTCTTGCTTGATTTCTGAAGGTACACGATCAAGGTCGATCATCATACGATTACGATGATAGTTGTGCAGTAGTTCTTCAGGAACTTCTTTCAATAATTCATCCATACGCTTTGCTCGTAATGGCTTCTGTCGTGCATTGGCTACGAACGTATCATCAGAACTTAACACATTGGGGATACCATCACCAGTGTCACCTTTGATGATGTGTTCTTTGAGGAAAAGTTCAGGATCATTACACTTGATCCAACGCTTACGTACTGGATCGAACTGTTGCACGTTCGCATACTTCTGTAATTGTTGGAAGTCTTTGTCACCTGAGAGGATGAGGATAGGTTCACCGCCGAGTTCACGACCATGCTCATGACAGAGTGTAGCAATAACATCGTCTGCTTCAGCATGTTCTACTCGAACAGTGGGATAAGGAAAGAACTCGGCGAGTTCATCACGGACCATATTTAGCACACGAAAAATCTCATTCCAATCTAGTCCAGAATCTTGACGATTCTTCTTACGATTTGCTTTATAGTACGGGAAAAACTGTTTGCGCCAGTTAGACGTAGCATCGCAGGCAATGACTAGCTCGCCGAATTCTTGTTCGAACTTGACTTTGTTTGAGCGAATTGAGTTGAGGATCATATGTCGTAGCAAATCCTCGTTCACTTGAACATTCTTTGGGCCGCTGACCATAAGATTGGCGAGGGCTACTTGGTTGTAATCTAAAATAATCACTGTTAAACTCCACTTATTTACTGGTATATTCTACCAAATAAAAGTGGTCTTGTAAACCTAAAAATCAAATTCTAATTGCGCGGTGTCAGGATGTACGGCATCCCAGTATAAGTTTTTAGCGAAGTGCTGAATAGGATGATGGCAGTCATTCATCTTATAGATAAATGATTTAAGTGTTTCGTAGAGGAAAGAAATATCGTAAACGTAATCTTCATTATCAACACGATAATCATTATTAAACATACTACTCAGCATTTCAGACAGGTATTGATCCGTATCTAATTCCGCTGTCTCTACTTTATCGTAGATATTAAATCCTTCCTCAATCGCCATTTGCTCGAGGCGGCGATCTATCGGAAACTCTATGACATTGCTCATAGAGTTATTTATATCATGCGACGGTTGAGTACGAAAATGTTTCTTTAGGAATTGATCTATCATTGACAACGGTCTTCAATGAATTTAATAATGCCATCCATTCTGATTCTCTATTTGCCCAACTATAAAAGGTATCAACATAGACCTTTGATGGTGCAGTATTCAATTGCATTGACTGATAATTTTCAATGGTAAGATCTAGCATATTATAACAAGCTGATGCATGTGAATTTGGATGTTCATGATACTGGTACATATTAGTCCAATGAGATGCAGTCTCATATATGCCACCGAAATTAGAATGTACACAGAGGTTTTTAGCTGACATCGCTTCCATCAAACATAGACATGACGTTTCATTCCAAATAGTCGGATATGCAAAGATATGTGAATTCTTTAATGCTTCACGTATAACATTATTTGGTTGAGTACCATGATATGTAGACTGAGGATTGTCTTTGATCATTTGATAAGTTGGTTCATAATCTTTATCTCTGACTTCCCAGCCGTAGAGAGCAAATGACGAATAAACATCGAGATGAATATTATCGTATTTCTCACATAGCTTATTAAAAACTGGTACTAGAATATTCAAACCACGATGTGGAGTTGTATGATAAATGATATTGATCTTATCATCTGGCTTTTCGTGCTCTTCAATAGGATCGATAAAATTACGTAGTACTACACATTGAGATGGTTTAAGACCATAGCGTTGGATATAACCCTGCATCTGCCAGTTAGACACAAAGACATACTTATGAAACTGATTACGGCCAACATCAGTCGTAAGGAACTCAGATTCAGGATCACCAGGTAAATCATGTGCCCAAAAGATTCGTATTTTATCTTCATCAAGTTCGCGAACACGAGACGAAACAATTTGAAAATCTTGTAATAAATCTTTAGGCAGTCTTTCAGCTACCTTGTTAGTTAGCTGTTCTGTACCACCAAATGATTTTTGATTTGTCTCGTTACGAACAAATTCGCCATTAATAATCTCAGCCATTCTCACGGTCCTTTACAATGTTCTCATTGCGGACACTACGAATATTTCCCCAATTGCCTTTATGAGATTTATTTTTGTTTCGAAATAAAACTAGCGTATGATTATTATCGGCTTTACCCATCGGATAAACGATCTCGCGAGTCTTTTTGATTCTGTATACATCTAACATTATAAACCACTCTCCCAATAATAAATTAAATTACCTACCGGTTTACCATCTACTGTACAAAATGGAAATCCTTCTTCTTTGATTGAAGGATATAATCTTTGTAATGTATCACGAGAAATATCTACATCAATTTCTAGCATTTCACATTGCATATCATTTTGTTCAACATATAATTTAAGCATTTCACAAGGTTGACAACCAGTCTGTGTAATTGCTACGTAATAAGGTTTCTCTTCAGCCATTTTCCGTTTATCTTCCCACCAATAAATTGGTTATAGTATTCTTCTGTTAACAGAGCTTCGCACCTTATCTGATAATCCATTTCCCAGTATGCACACTCTGTTTTTGATTCGCATAAATGAACTACATAACGTTCGAACTCTGCACCATTAGCGAGCTCTTCTTTGAGTTCTTTATTTGATCCGTAGTATTTTTTCCAGTCTGATTCGACTAAGACTTTCTTTTTCTTTCCTTTAACACTGCGTGTTACTTTCGACCAAAAAAACTTTTTACCAATATACTTGCGCTTCGTTTCTTTATTGATTAACAAATATACCATACCATAATAAGGTTGTACATGTTCTGATTCTAATGCCCAACCCTCGAGTAAATGTATCCACGGATTTTCATAGCTTGATTGTGTTAACAACTACATTTCCTTCAGTAAAAATTTGTTTGGTTAATCGCCAACTATCGATCCACTTCTTATCATTCTCAATATTTTCATCGAGAACCCATACATCATCTGGCATAATAACACGAGATATACCAACTTGCACTATTCCTTTTGCACACTCATGACACACTGGTAATCCATACACATACAGATGTGCATCATTTAGTGATACACCGTTTTGAGTTGCATTGTATATACAATTCATTTCTGCATGTACCATAAATTTATATTTTTCAGAGCGATCTGTCAACCTCTCATCTGTATCGTAAATTCCTCGAGGAAATCCATTATAACCCGTAGCAAGTACTTGTCTATTTTCTCCAATCGCGACAGCTCCAATTTGTCTCGATGGATCTTTAGACCACTGTGCTATATTAGATGCAAGTTGAAGAAATCTTTTGTCCCAGTGGTGACCTATGTTTACCATTCTGCTAATTCCATATCATCATCGTATTCGAATTGTTGGTCATCGATAGCTGCACTACATATCGGACAATATTCGATTGGCATTTCTTCGTCATCAAAATTAGTTTGACGAATAATTACATCACACTTAACTTCGCATGACCTGCAATTAATAGTCTTCTTGTACATCTTGTCTTTTACTCTTATAAAATGTGACGGCCAAAAATATTGGAAAATCAAATCCTTCGTTTGGTTGATATCGCCTATCTAAATAATGTCTCGTAGTATATCTATCTCCTGCAATATAGTCTGCAATTTGTATATTATCATGATGATCTGCTTTGAGAGAACCTATCCATGAAAAGGCATAATCGTAATTCATATTATTTGCTAGTTCATTATAAAATGACGGATTTAGACAATGAAAACCCAATTCATCGTATGTTTGATACGGATGAATATGAGTCATGTGCGAATTGTCGTTTGCTATATTATCGACTACTTCAAAAAATTTTATGACATCAAATATCTTGTCTGCTGAATGACAATTAAAAATGAAATCATAAGTTTTGCCTTTCATACCCCAATTATCTATATCGTTTATATCAACAATATCTATATCTTTAAAACCCAAACATTCATACAATTCTGTTATATTTTGTGGGCGAGTCGCGATGTCATGTTTGTCTAAGTGTCGTTTTACTACTTTCCAATCTTCTATATAATCATTACCAATATGTAAAACACTTGTGTTTGCTGCATCGTCAATAAAATTATCAGTTACTTCAAACAAGCATTCAGCAAAAAAATCTTTCAATACTGTCAAAACGAAAAGTCCTTAAATGTGTCATCATCAACATCTTTCTTGATACCACCTACAATATAAGATGTAATTTCTGTTTCTTGTGGTGCAACTTGCACTTCC